AACCTACGACCAAATACAGTTGTGAATAGAGTTGTAAGTGTAGATGCAAGTTCTGGAGTAAATGTTTCAGTATCACCTACATAACCAGAAATTTCAGAACCAGTAGGTATATTAAGTTTTGCATTAACTAATGATGCAATAGTAACTTGTCCGAATACTGCAAACCCAGCAGGGTGTGTTGCAGTTCTAATACTATCACGCCATTCATTGATAGACTCACCTATTTTTACAACATATGAAAAGTCTTGGTAATAAAATGAATCTTGGATTCTCATAGTATCTTCAGATACAAAACCTTTTGAACCTATGAAGTTACCAGTTGTCCTACCAGTTGCACCAGTTGTTAGTTCACCATCAGCAGTCAAACATTGAACAACTATTGCACTAGCAGTACCAGTTGTAATTAAATCACCTTCTTCTGGTGTGTGAGTTGAATTTATTTTTACGGTTTGTTTTCCACTATCAAAAGATACAATCGTACCTTGAGATGATGTTAATCCTTCTGTTGCAACAAATGTTCCAACTATATCTTTTACTAATACTGTTTTATTAAATCTTACACTATCTCTAACTGTTTCTTCATTTAAGACTGCATCACCCTCACCCTCGTTTTCTAACAATAATTTTTGGCCAGGTATTGCTTCACCATCAACAGTTGCATCTTCTAATATATGATAAACAGAATCATTTTTATAACCAGAACCAAAATTTCTAATACCAACCTCTGTTACACCACCAACACCAGATGTGGATTTAGCTATAAGTTTTGCACCAGTACCACCAGATACAGTTATAGTTGGTAATTTAGTATAACCATTACCTTCATTTGTAATTCTTATTCTTCTTATCTCACCTTGTTCTTGTGTAGGTAATGTTGCAGTTTCTAGTTGAGTAAACTGTTCGTTTTCAAATAATAATACATCATCACTATCTGATATTTCCATAGTAATTCTAGAAGCACCATCACTCTCTTGAACTATGTTATCATTTTCATCATCACTAGTTGCGTTAGTACCATCAAGAACTATGTGGTCAACAGTTGCATCTTGTTCTAATACTAAGAACTCTGGTTCAGATTCTTCTCTTAGTAATCTAAAGTTTCCTAATTCATCTTCTAATATAAAATCGTTATCATTATCTACTGGTAATGATTGTCTAAATCTTTCAGATGTGTGAGTTTCTTCACCGACTAGTACACCAGTTTGTATTTCACTTGTAACAACAGAATCTTCTGTAAGTATTTTTGAATTAGCATCTGACCCAGTTGCATCTGTTCTGTCAAAAATTATATTAGTAACACCATCAGAATCATCTTCTATCTGAATATGATTTGTAATAAAGTTGTCTGGGTCAACTGGTGTTTCAATAATTATATTATCACCAGCATCCACATGAGGAGTCGCAGTTCTATTTAAAACAATGTTTATATTTTCAAAAGTTGCATCCTCTTGTTCTATATCACCAACATCATCAACTACAATATTTTCTCTTTCATCCGTAATTATGTTATCACCAGTCGTTGCATTTTCTAATTGTATTGAACCACCTACTACATCTACATTTGCTTCTGCACCAGTTCCATCCGTATCACTATTATCAAATTGAAGTTGAGCTCCATTTGTGTAACCAGAACCAGTATCATCAATTACAATTTCATCTATTCTACCTTTTGATACATCTGCAACAACCATCTCTGCAAAACCGTCACCACCTATTACGGTTACTGGGTCATTGATTTCATAATATTGTCCAGGCTTACCTATATCAACACCAGAAACAATTTCTTGTACGACTGCAAAAATATCAAAATCATTATTAGGGTCTGTTCCAAAAACAGTTTCACCTATTTGAAATGTTCCAGTAATAGAATTATCTGCAATTCTTAATTGTGCAAACGCATTACCACCCTCTGTAAATTTAGTGACTGTTGTGACTCTTGCTGTTGCACCAGATGTTCTACCAGTTATTACTTTGTTTGAAAGATTACCAAAGTCTGATGTGCCAGTTTCTATTACCTTCATAACAATTTCTGTGTCCCAGAAACCATCTGAAACTCTCAACATATTATCTCTAGGAAATACTATTTCAGCTTCTTCGTCAAATAGTAATCTGAAGAAATATTTGTGACCGTCAATAGTACCTTTAGAAGTATATAAATCTTTGATTGTTTTTATTAGTTGTCTTTTTGATACACCACTTGCAACAGTTTCACTAATACCTTCTAGAAATGAATCTCTAAATTTAGTTAGAAAATCAAATATTGTATTATCCACATCTGCATAATCTAAAAGTTGTTGAATGTTTTGTATTGGATTTGCACGAAATTGTGTAATTTTAGCTCGTGCATTAGATGTTAAACCTTGAATCTCTTCATTGGTTTCAAACAAATTTTGTGAAGTAATATATAATACTTGATTGTCATCAAAGTCATCAATTAAAACTGTCGCAGTTGCATTAGATGTGAGACCTTTGATTGTTTCACCAACTGTAAACTTTGCAACAGAATCTTCTAATACAACATTCTCATCACCTTTTTCATTTAGAATATAATTGGTAGAAGTTGTTTCTTGTAATACATAATTTACTTCACCAGATATTGTAAGTTGTCCACACTCAAGATACCTATAATAATCTTTTAAAAATTTTACAAATTTTGGGTGGTCAGATTTTAAGAACTCTGGAACGAATTCTTGCAATAAGGGTGAGATTTTTTTATCAAATGTAGAAGACATTAGTAACCACTTGAAGAACTAGTTCCAGTAGAAATAAAAGATGTAGAAGTATCAGCAGTTGTAACAGCGTCTGATGTTGTCGCAACAGATGAACCAGAACTTGAGGTTGCAGTATCTACCTTTCCTTCAATAGTTGAATTAGGTAAATCTATTTCTAATATATTATTTCTCAAAGGTATAACATCTGGAGATGATGGAACTGCAACAATTCTTATTTGTGAAGATGTTACACCATCAACATCAGATATACTTGTTATATTTGCACTAGGTATAGATATTTTACCAGCAATATAATCAACAGTCCCAAAGTTTGCATCTACAATAGTCTTAGTTGTACCAACAAAATAATAACTTCTTATTGCACCATTATTGTCATCAATGAATAGTTCGTTATCATCACCACTTACTTTAAAACCAGTTGATGATACAACAGCTTCGTGACCACTATGAGGATTGTATATTGAATTACCAAAGTTAATTTCATAAGATGAATTGGTATTAAGAGTAGGAGTAATTTTTTTAGACATTTGAACAGTAGTTACATTAGAAGTTATTGAATTATCTGTATCATCTATTTGTCCAATCAAATCTGAAAATCTAAATTGTGAATTGAATTGTTCTAAAGTGTTTGCACTATAAGTTGCAAGTGTTGTTGTTACTAATGCTACTAAATCATTAACACTTTTTGTAGTTATTGTAGAATTAAATTTAAAATTAGTAGTCAATCTAATTTGAATAGTTTCTGGGTCAACTATTTCTGTTCTAATAGATGCAACATTAAAAGGTTTTAAAGAATTTTGAATTGTAGCTTTTTGAGAATTTGTTAATGTATTTCCATCAACAGTTTTAATTGATATATAAACTATACCATATTTTGGTGGGTCATTATCCTCACCACCCCAAACTGAAACTGCTGCAGTATCTGGAAAAACTTGTCTTACAAATACTTTATAATCATTTACTGTAACTGCTCTATTTTGTGCAGAGTAATCTAAAGGTGCATTAAATTTTATACTATCAATAGTTTCTCTTGTAGCACCACCAGAAGCCGCACTTGTTGTTGTAACAGTATATGCAGTAGAACCAGCAATCTGTGAAGAACCAGTAAGATTAGTTGCACCATTGGCTAAAGTTTCATTAGTAACAATATATTCTAAACTAATTATATTACCATCAGTTAATTTTTTACCTATTACACCATCACCAAATAATATTTCGTGTTGTCCGTCTTCAACCTCTTGAACAAAATATATATTAGAAGTAGAAGTTGCTTGAACTATATCAGCAGATTCTGTATATGTTGCAGTAGTAGAATCGGTTGAGGAGTTTTGCACAGTCACTTTGAGAGTTGACATATCTGCTTTTATATCTGGTACAATAAATCTTTGGTCAATATTATCTGCATCAACAGTATATCTTGTGGTAATTAGAGTTCCCTCAAAAACTTCTAAGTTCTCAAATCTTAACACATTATTTTCTCTAGATTTTGTAACTGCTTCATTTGTAATAAAAAAGTAAGGAACATTATTAAGAGATGATTGAAAAGAAAATCCTTTAGGTATTGTTGCAGTAGATATTCCAGTGACTGAATTAATCTCAACATTAATTATTGCTTTAGGTGCTCGTGAACTTCTTACTTTATATCCTAATAATTTTGCGTGTGATACAACCGAAGAACGAAGTTGTGCAGTATCAAGAAACATTTCATTACCCATAAGGTTTGCGTTCATAGCTTGATAATGCGTGTTGTATGCAAGAACATCTAATAAGATATTCATACCAGACCCTTCAAAGTCGTAGTCTGTAAATTCTGTTTGATTTTTTAGAAATGTTTTTAAATTACTTTTGATACCATCAAAGTCTAATTCTGTGATTCTTAATCTTTCTTTATTTGACATTATCTTATTCTCTCTAATATAAACTCAAATGATATTAGTTCGGTTGTTGCATTAATAATAAAAAAATCTAACCTAACATTATAAGCGTTTCTGTTTATGTCTGGTGTGCAATCAACTCTATGTAATAGAATTCTTGGTTCGTGTGTTTCTAAAACATTAGTAATGTTATGGGTTAACACTCCAGCAGTTAATGTGTTTAAAGGTTCAAATAAAGATTGTCTAATATTAGAACCTATCTCTGGATGAAAAGGTTT